AAAGGAGATATTGATGACTGTATTGAACAGAAATCCACAAAATACCAATCTATTACAACCTACAAAGTTTTTACTGACATTCAGTAGAATACCTAACGCACAGTATTTTTGTCAAACTGTCAATGTTCCTGGTGTTGTATTGGGTGAAGTAGTGCGTGAGACTCCTTTTTTAGACATGTATTCTCCTGGTACCAAATTAAAATATGATCCGTTTGATATTGATTTTATCATAGATGAAGAATTACAATCATGGAAAGACCTGTATAAGTGGTTTATTTCTATTGCTGACCCTAATGGATTTGAACAACGTGACGGATCTTTAGTAAAACAAAATGAACATCTTTCTGATGCAACATTAACCATATTATCCAATTTAAATAATCCGTTACTGAGAATAGAATTTAGAAATATTTTTCCTTTGACTATGAGTGACTTAACGTTTGATACTAAAGAATCTGCTGATACTATTATGACTTGCAAAGCCACATTTAGGTATGAATCATATAATTACTTGACAATTTAATTGATTTGTGTTATTATGTTATTTTGATTGCCACTTTATACTATGGAAACACTTGACCAAATTTTAAAACTATGGGAAAAAGATGCCGTTATAGACCAAACTGAAGCTGGTCTGGCACTCATCAACATACCGATTCTACACGGTAAGTACCTAACGATTCTCACCAAACACAAAATGGCAGCCAAGAAGGCACATTTTGATTACCTCCGTATGCGTAAGACCAAATGGGAATACTACACAGGTAAGTTGTCACAAGAAGAATTGGAACAACACGGATGGGAATCATTTCAATTTACACTCAAATCTGACATCAATACATACTTAGAAGCTGATTCAGATTTAATTAAATTATTAGAGAAGAAGATATATCACGAAGAAGTGGTATCAGTCATTGAATCTATTATGGCCGAGTTAAAACAAAGAACTTGGCAGGTGCGAGATTATATTAACTGGGAAAAATTTGTGAGCGGTGTATGAATAATCATAAAATATTTAATTTTAATCCTATTCCTATTTTAATATATGAATCCAAAGAAAATATTTTTAATAAAAAAGATATAGATTTTTTAATCAAAGAAACATTTGAAGAAAATAAATTTAATTATTGCAGTTTATCTGTAAATAATAATTTATTGGAAAATAAAAAATACAATAAAATAAAAAAAATATATGAAAATGCTATATCTTTTTATACAAAAGATATTTTAAATATAGAAAATAAATTTAAAATGACCAATTCTTGGTTGACAAAAAATAAAAAAAATCAAGAACATTATTGGCATACACATCCAAATGTTATGTTAAGTGCCGTGTCTTATTTTAATGATCAAGCAATATCTACCGAATTTTCTCCTTTATTAATTAAAGGAATAGGATTAAATAATATTTTTAAAAATTTTCAATTCGAATTTGATCCACAAAACTTGAATCAATTCAATTCTCATATATGGGAAATAAAACCCACAACTAATCAAATAATAATATTTCCTTCTTGGATGGAACATAAATCGGTAATAAACACAAAAGAAGAAATTAGATATTGTTTAGGTACAAATTTTTTCTTAAATGATTTAGTGGGTAGAAATAATGAAGCTTCAGGATTAAATGTTAAAGTATAACATTATGTCTAGTGATTTAATCATATCAAAAAAAGATGAAGTATATGCCAAGATAATATGTGAAAAACACATTGCTAGGGAACTATCAGAGTACTTTACTTTTTTTGTACCAGGTTACCAATACGTTCCAGCATACAGGAACAAAATTTGGGATGGAAAAATACGTCTATTCATTCTATTAAATCAAACCATATATCTTGGACTTCTTCCGTATGTGGAAGAATTTTGCAAAGACCGAAGCTATACGATAGATTATGATGATACACGACCAGATATTGAAGATGATTTTTCGGTTTATCATGCTGAGAAGTTTATATCTGGTTTAAACATTCCGTTTGAAGTTAGAGACTATCAGATAGATGCGTTTGTACATGGTATGCAAAGGCGTAGAGCTTTGTTGTTATCACCAACGGCATCAGGTAAATCTCTTATCATATATCTTTTAGTCAGACAGTTTTTGGACTATCAAGGTCTTAAAGGTTTAATTATTGTTCCTACAACTTCTTTGGTAGAGCAGTTGTTTAAAGACTTTAGTGATTATGGATGGAACACCGGCCATTATACACATAGAATCTACCAAGGCAAGCCCAAAGAAACAGATTTGCCATTAACTATTTCCACATGGCAATCACTCTATCAACTGCCTAAAGAATATTTTGAACAGTTTGATTACATCATTGGTGACGAAGCCCACCTGTTCAAGTCACAATCACTCACCAAGATACTTACATCATGTAACAAGACCAAATATCGTATTGGCCTTACAGGCACCTTAGATGGTTCCAAGACACACAAACTGGTATTAGAAGGACTATTTGGTCAAGTTAAGAAAGTTATTACCACCAAAGAGTTGATGGACAACAAACAGGTTTCAGATTTTGAAATCAAGTGTTTAGTGTTGAAACATCCTGATGAGATATGTAAGGCTATGAAAGAGTATACATATCAGGAAGAACTTGGTTACTTAATTATGAATGAGGAGCGTAACAAATTCATTAAGAATCTTGCGGTAAGCTTGAAAGAAAATACACTTATTTTGTATCAAATGGTTGAAAAACATGGCCAGCTCCTGTATAATATGATACTAGAAACAGAGAAACTTGGCAACAGAAAAGTTTTCTTTGTACATGGTGGAACAACAACTGAAGATAGAGAAACAATACGAGCAATCGTGGAGAAAGAAAATGACGCTATTATCGTGGCTTCTTATGGTACTTTTTCTACAGGCATTAATATTAGGAATTTACATAATGTTATATTTGCCAGCCCAAGTAAAAGCCGAGTTAGAAACCTTCAAAGTATTGGCCGAGCACTTAGAAACTCTACCGGAAAGAGTAAAGCAACATTATATGACATAGCTGATGACCTTACACACAAAAAACATATGAACTTTACTCTAAGACATTTCGTGGAAAGAGTGAAGATATATAAAGGAGAGCAGTTCTCTTTTAAAATTTACAAGATAGGACTTAAAAATGGAAAGTAAAGATATAAAGATTGTAAGATTAACTTCAGGCGAAGACATCGTATGTGGTTTAATTGAATCTGATGGCACATATTACTTAAAGAATCCTATGGTATTCATTCTCAAAGATACCGGTAAACAATTTGTGTTGATGTTACAGAATTGGTTACCAATGCAAGTTATGAAAATGAATGAAGCTATCATCAAAGCAAAAGATGTATTGGCTGTTTTAGAACCAGATGAAAATTTTACTGAATATTTTTTGAATGAATGTAAAGAAATGGAAGAAGCTATTGAAGCTAAATTGAATTTGAGAAGCCTTAAAGATATTAAATCAGAGGAATCTGGTATCAATGATTGGATGAATACATTAGAAGATATGGAAATATCTAAAGGTGAATTTATACATTAATCTTTAAGGGTCTACACCGAGGACTATACTCGATGTCAAGCCTTTTGTCAACAACTTTCTGTGGTATATATTATGAGCAAACAAAAACATTACATCAACAATGCTGATTTCCTATTGGCCTTAACTGAATACAAGGCCAAAGTGAAAGAGGCAAAGAAACAAAACCTACCTGCACCAGCGATACCAAATTACATCGGTGAATGCTTTATGAAGATAGCGGAAGGTTTATCTCACAAACCAAACTTTATCAATTATTCCTACAGAGATGAAATGATATCGGATGGTATTGAGAACTGTTTGATGTACTTTGCCAACTTTGATGAAACCAAATCAAAGAATCCGTTTGCTTATTTTACACAAATCATTTACTATGCCTTTCTCCGTAGAATACAGAAGGAGAAGAAACAACTATATGTGAAATATAAATCCACAGAACTGGCTGGCATCTTAGATGAGTTTGAGATGTTGGAACACGAAGATGGTACTTCAAGTCAGTTTGAATTGTATGATAACATTTCCGAATTTATCGGTAATTATGAAGATGCCAAAGCTGCCAAGAAGGCTGAAAAGGCAATTAAAAAACCAAAAGGTCTTGAAAAATTTATTGAGGGGTAATTATGAGAATAGGATTTACTTGTTCGACTTTTGATTTGTTTCATGCTGGCCATGTGATGATGTTACAAGAAGCTAGAACACAATGTGATTATTTGATTGTTGGATTACAAACCGACCCAACGATAGACAGACCAGAAAAGAATAAACCAGTTCAAACATTATTGGAAAGATTCATTCAGGTTAAAGCCTGTAAGTATGTGGATGAAATTGTACCATATTCTACCGAAAAAGAATTGATGGACATCTTGACATCCTTCCCAATTGATGTTAGAATCATTGGAGAGGAGTATAGAGATAAACAATTTACTGGTTATAATTTACCATTGGCTGTTTACTTTAACTCCAGACAACACAGTTTCAGTACAACTGAACTTAGACAACGTGTACTACAGGCAAATACCAAAACCATTAAGACATGAAAATAGCGATTATAACTGACCAGCACTTTGGAGCTAGGAATGATTCAACACACTTTTTGGACTACTATGAGAAGTTTTATGACGAGACATTCTTTCCTATTATTGATAGCGAACGAATTGATACTGTTCTTATTCTTGGTGACACTTTTGATAGGCGAAAATATGTAAACTTTTATTCTCTGAAGCGAACCAAAGACATGTTCTTTGATAAGTTGGCTGAGAGAAATATTCAAGTTCATATGTTGGCCGGTAACCACGA